GAAGAAGCGCTTCTCGTCGGCAACCTTGCCGAGCTTCTGCGCGACGGCGCGGGACGCCTCCAGCTCGAAGCCGGCCTTATCCCATTTGCCACTCGCCGCCGCCTCGATAGCGCGCGCGATGCTGAAGCGCTGCGTCTCCGCTCCCGTCAGGCCGAGCCGTGAGGCCGGCTGCGGGTTAGACTTCCCGCGCTCTTCGAGGATCGTCAGGATGTCGTTGGACACCTGTTCCAGCGAGTAGCCCTGCCGCACCCACGCATCGCGAATGTTGTCGGCGATCTTGTTCGCCTTCGCGAGGTTCTCGATTGCCCGCACGCGACCCTGCTCGAGATCGAGCGCGGATCGCGCATCGAGCTTCTCACGGGCTTCACGCTCGGCGCTCTCGCGCTCTGCAACCTTCTTCTCATCGGCGCTTGCGCCCGCCGCGGCGTCGACCTTATCGGTCATGGCTTCTCTCCTGTCGGCGGTTGTCGCCGGTTTAACTACAATGACGTCGTCGGGATTGATCACAATTGCGGAGCGCCCGACACCGACTCCGTTGTCAGCAGGAACCGTCACGAGGCTGTTCTCGTGTGGTTCCCAGTCAATCACACGGAAAACAGAAATTACGCCATCCGCGCGCTCGAATATGCCAGCGGCAATATCGAGTGATCGCATGAATGCGGCGCGATCCCCACCATGATCGCGATGAGTCCTATCCAAAACATGCTCGAAGATATTCCCAGAGAGTTCCCGCTCAATCGGTTCACCGGATTTTCCGGTAGATTGCTCGATTACCCTGTGAACCTTGTATCCGACAGATGCCTTGGTCAGAATGTTGGTCTGTACCATCTTGGCCGTGTCGCGCCCAGTTTGAGTCGCGGATGTAATACGAACCCGACCGCGCAGCACCTTGTCCTTATCGATGCGAATCGAGTCCGGTTCGTGAGTTCCTCGAATGTCGTCCCAATTGTGATTGAACAGCAAGGGAGCGCCGGCTTTTAACCTGTCGAGTCGAACCGACTTTTCGCCCATATCAAGAATCTCGATACCCCACCATCTCTCATATGGAGCATCGGACGCGAATGCGACATCGACCAAAAGATCGTCGGTTTCCTTCTCGCGTCCAATTAGTTTTCCTAGAGAAAATGATCGTGTTGGCATTTCATGTCCTCAGAAACGAAACGACCCGTTTCTTGGGCGGGTCGTCTGTGGATTCATCGTCAGGTATTGCCGTCGGTTTGTCCGGCGGCGCCGACTCGGGCTGCTCGTACGCCTCCGGCGACACGTCAAACACGAGATCGCGATCCTCCATCATCTTGAGTTCCTGCTCGCGCTCGTTGAGGATGTCCTCAATGTCGCGCCCGCCAGAGGTTTGCGCGATGACGTCGGTCGCCGTCGTGAGTCCGGCCTTGATCGCTTCCTTGTACGCCTCGACTTCCTTGGTCGGATCGATCCACGACCAGCCGCGCGGCTTGAATCGTGTTTTCTCGAACTTCGCAGGGTCGGCGGCATACGCGCCGACAGGGACCGACTTGATCGCTCCTGACAGCACCGCCGCCTGCAGCCATTCGCGGTGCACTCGCACGCGAAAGCCGCGGATGAACCAGGTCTGATAGAAGCGCCAGAGGTCGCGGTCATCGAGCAACGCGAGTCGCGAACTCGAATAATTCGACTGCGAATAATCGCGCGACAGGCTCTCGTAGCTCACGCTCGTACCGGCCGCCACTTCGCGCAGCATGTAGCGCATGAACGGGTCCATCGCCGGATTTGGCGCAGTCGGCGCCAGCGCGTTCAGCTTCTCGCCAGGCGACAAGCGTTTGAATATTCCAGGCTCGACTTCCATCTCAACGGTGCCGTCCGTCTGCTCTTCTCCGAACGACGCGGCATCTTCTGACGTTTCAATGGCACCGACGTTGCACGCCTGCACGCGCGCGCGAGTAATCTCCGCCTCGCTGTACCCGTCCATGTCATTCAAACGACGCAAGGCCGTATGCAGCCACGGCTCGCCGCGGGTCTGCGGCCAGCGGTCAATTACCGCAAGCTGGATGATGTCGTCAGCCGACACGCGCTCGACCTTCTCCGATCCGGCGTGCCACCGTGTGTCATTGCGATGCGCCTGCCGAATGTAATAGGCAACCGGCCTGAAATAGGCGTCCATCTCGACGCCCATGCGGAACTGGTTGCCATTCGGCACCGACGGCAGATGCGAGTCATCACAGATGCGTTCCGACTCGACGAGTTCGAGCGCAAATGGGATGGCCGACCGACCAAACGGCCGGCGGTGAATCCTGACGAACACGTCGCCAGCCGCAAACACCTCGCCCATGAGCGCGCGCTCGAAATCTCCGAAATGCAGACGTCCGCCGGTATGACAACTATCTGCCTCGCACCATGCCTCCCATGTGGCCTCGATATCGTCGTTCACGCGATCATTGAACGCATCGCGCGAAGTGCGTACCTGCGCCTGCAAACCGATACCCTGGCCGATCACGTTGTTCACGACGACGGTGCGCGCGCGCTTGGCGTAGCTCGCGTCCCGAATGAGTGCCCGCGAACGGTCCCTAAGATTGCGCAGCCCGTCTGCGAGTTCGCCGTCTGCGCTCGTGGACGATGGCGTCCATCCGCTTGTGAGCCGAGAGCCGCGCGCATTTGAGTATTGCCGCTGCTGAATGCCGCTGAATCTCGCCGCGTGGCTGCGCGCCGCTGCGGATTCGCGCGCAGTGCGCTCACTCTCCTGTTGCGCATCGATCCGAGCGAGCAGGGATTGCCCCATCGGGGTATCGAACACATTACGCACGGCCGTACCTCACTCGGATATCGCGGCCAAGTCCGGCTTTGTCGCCCTGCTCCTGCGTCCTGACCTCGGCGCGCATCCGGTCTCGCCAGTCCATCAGTTCGCTCGGCGACATGCGCGAGATCGACCGGCCAGCGAGCGACATCGACATCTGATCCGTGGACGCGCGGCCCTCCAACGTAGCCTCGAGGGCATCCAGCACGCGGCGCGCCCATGAACGACGGTCACGAGTGCCGGCCGCGGCTGGATCGGTTTTGACTTCAAGCCAGCCATTCTCGTCTGTGATCGTCTCTACGACCGAGCCGTCAGTCGCACGCGCCGACCAGAAATAACGACCGGCCTTGTAGTCGGCGGTTGTCGCGGCTGCGATCGTGAAATCGTGTGATGTTCCATCCGCAACGCCAGCGACATTGAAGGTTTGCGCAGCGTTCTCGAAGTAGTACGTCACCGTCCATGTGCCAGCCGGATAGTCGGCAAAGTCACGCGTCCACCGCCACGTATCGCCGGCGATGAATTCAGACGGTACGGATTCCAGAATCACCACTTCCTCCAATTACGAACGAACCCAGCACGAGGCGGACGTGGCGCGTTCCGCGCTGGCGGCTTGTCTTGCAGCGGCGCGCTCTGCGCATGCTGCGCATCGACCGCAGATACAGCGGCTTGCTGCTTCGATCTCACCCGCGCGTGCAGTCCGAGCGAGTAGGCCATCGCGACAACCCCTGCCTCGCAGTCGAGGTAGTGATTCTCCTTGCGCACCCGCAGCCATGTGGCGTGACCGGACGGTTTCAGGACGCGCGCCTCGGCGGTTACCTGTTGGCAGTAGTCATCTGTCACGTCTACCGGCACAGACCACCCGCCGGGTTGATCCTTCGGCCACTCGAACCGCGCGTAGACCCACGACTTGAAAAAGTCGGTGTCCATGTGCCATATCTGCAGGCCGTTCTTCACGACCTTGCCGCGCACCGTCACGTCGATCAGCGACGGACTCAGCGGCTTGCTCATCCGATCTCGGCCCTTCGTCGGCAGCGCCCAGCCCTTGAATCGCCGACAGAATTCATACACCCGGTTATCCGGCGTGCGTTTGGCGTCGCCCGGGCGGTATCCAGAGTCGACCCCCATGCGCTTGATTCGCAGTTCGCGTTCACCGAACTTGCGATCGCGTAGTTCGCCGAGCCGCTGCCAGACGTCCTCGAGTTCGGTATCGCCCCACAGCTCACCCGCCTCGATCAGGGCCGACTGCATGCCGGCGCCCCATCCGCGAATGGCGTACACCAGCCGATCCTTCTGTACGTCGACGAAGGCCGTAATCGTGTCGACAAACACGGGGACATGACCGGCGGGATAGTCCCCGCACAAATCGCGAACCCGCTGCCACGGCGGCGCTTCACCGCCGACGCGATACAACTCCCCGAACGCGGTATTCAACACGCCTCGGATGCGATCGGGGTCGCCGCTGGCCACCGCCTTGATCCAATCGGACGCGCGCTTGCCGAACGTCACCCAAGGCGACATCAGCGCGGACGCCCAGAAGGACGCATCAGAGGCTTCCGGCGGCTCGCCCACCACCTCGCCGTTCTCGACCTTCTGCCCCGGCGCGAGGTAGTGCCCGCGCTCATTCATCCACGACTTCTTGTGATCCTCGATCTGCGCACCGCATCGCGCGCAGGTCAGTCGCGCCTCGCGAATGGCTTGTCGTGCCGTCGCGCCCTTCGGCCACCACAGCAGCTTGAACCGCGGGACGAAGTATTCATCGCATTCCGGGCATGGAACGGCCCACTCGAAGCGCGTCCCTTCCTGCCACAGCTTCCAAGACGGACTCGCAATGTCCTCGGGTTTCGCCACCTTCCAGTGCTCGATACCCGTAGTCGGGTGAATGTAGGTCTCGACGTTCCCCTCGGTCGGCGTCGACGTGACGATCAGCCGCCCGTCCGGATACGTCGCAATGCGCGCCTCGGCGAGCGTGAGCGGATCGCCTTCGCCGGGAATCGGCTCCATGCGATCCACCTCGTCCGCCAGCACCGTATGCGCTGGCTGCGAGGCCAGCTCGGTAGGCGACCCCGCCCATGCCAAGCGCAACGTGACACCCGCCACGCGCTTGACGAGCTTCTGCGCCCGCCGGCCGTGCAGGGTCTTCTCCCACAGCGACGGCGCCGATCGCAGCATCTGCGCGACGCGCGGTTCGATCACGCCATCAATGTTCGATTTCGTCGGGCCGAAGTACAGAATCGGCGCCGGATCGTCGTCGAGCTTGTGACCGATGACGTTGAACAGCGCCTCGGTCTTGCCCATCTGCGACCCCATGATCGCAGTCACTCGCCGATAGCGCGGTGACGAACAGGCCTCGACGATCGGGATGCAGTACGGCGTGCGGCTACTTCGCCACCTTCCTGGCTCTGCGCTTCCTTCCGGCAGGCGCCTCGTCTGGTCCGCCCACTGGCTCGCCGTCCGATTCGGCGGCGGCTTCGTCACGCTCGACATCCTGCGCAACGCGGTCGACAGCATCCGCAACGCGGAGGATGAACTGCGCCTCGCCTTCTCGAACTTCACGTAACTCGGCGAGAACCTTGGCGCGAATGAATCCTGGATCTGGGTTACCTGCGAGTTCATGTGCTATGCGACCTGAAACGGCGTCGTGCGCTTGCGCGGAATATGCGGCCCTGGCCATCAGGCAATCATTTACCAGGTCGATGTCTATCAGCCGACCTCGCCGGACCTCGTTGTCCATCTCGACACGCTCGGCTTGCGCGCGCGCCAGCCGTTCGCGTTGTGAGCCCGACGCCTCGCGCTTGGCCAGAAACGGAATCAGATCCTCGTCAGCAACCAGACGGTTCCGACCCGACTTGCGCGATCGCAGATCGCCGCGCGCCACCCAGTCGTGTACAGTGCTAACCGGCTCCCCGATGAGGTCTGCAATCTCTGTGACCGTGCGCTCAGTCATT